TAGTAAATTGTATAGCTTCTGGTAGCGGTATCTGCAAATCATAGTAACCGTTTACTAGATTATCCTTTATTTGTTCAGTTGTTGTAAGAAAATACCTTAAACCTTTTTTGTTTTTGCCACCTCTTAGCTTTGCTACCTTCCAGATATGCTCTGATGTTACTTCTAAAGATGTATTATCAGCAAATTCAACCTCGTATATGTCAGTTTTACCTAAATCATATTTATATATAACCTCTGTATTACCGTGAGTAGGAGAACAAATTATATCTCCAACACTAATATCTTTCATTTCCCTAAATCCATAAGGTGTTACTACCAACCCACTCTCTGGCTGTCCTTTGCCGCCGCCAGCTGCTCCTCCATATCCTACTATCCGTGCTTCTGGAGCTTCATAAGCTTTTTTTCTTTTATCTGGAGCTATTCTGTAGATTTTAGGGGTGCCGTCTTCCTTCTCGTGTAAGTAATAATTGAAAGGGTGTGATAAACCACAGGCTTTTAAAAACTTTAATTGTCTTTTTTGAGGGAGCCAGTTCATACTAAACTCTATTTGGTCTTCATTTGTGTGTTTATCGTTATATCGTGAGGCTCTTTGCTTTCTAAACTCCCTGTTGCCAGCGTTTCTATTGGGAACAGTGCCTGCTAATATATCGCTCATAGCTTATTCCTCCACATCTATTACTTCTTCCATATCTATTTCTTGTGATAGTTTCGGTATTCCAAAGTTTACCTGTACCTTACCTCCACCATTAGCGTTAACCTCTATCTTATTGGTCTTACCATAACGTCCAGGGTCCTTACCTTCAAGGAGGAACCTTAAGAGTGTATCAGAATAATTTGTTTTCTGTCCCACAACCTCTCCCTGGTAGTAAACATCTTCTGTCGTTCCCTCTAAAGC